AACACAGTGACACTGTATGGGCAGACCAGCAATGTTTCTGACGCCCTTCTGATCGAGCCCGGAACTGAGTGCACGTGGCTTCCGTAACTAAGGAGAACTACATGAAGTGGATCGCGATTGCTGTTTTGTTGGTCGGCACCACGGCCTTCGCTTCAATCACTCTAACCACTGCGTACGGAGTCACGGGGCCAGCGAGTGCCGTGGCTCCAGGTGGCTCGGCGGCGTATGCCACAGCTACAGGTAAGATGTATGACTGGACAGCCAACACCGCGTGTATGACGTACAGCTTTGGAACCGTACTAAAGAGTGCCTCCCAGGATACCGGCTTCACCGTGCTGCAGGGCGCGCCCAACTTAGTTCTATGTCTTAATCTTACTTCTGGATACTGGATTACTTCTGGTGGCTATAGCGTGTCATCGGGCACACTTGCAGGGGCAGGACTAGTCAATGCTAATACGGTGTACACAGGACCACTAACGGCACTACGTAATGCTACCGACAGCTTTGCAGCCAGCACATTCCTGCCCGGCGCCATCAATGACACTTGGTAAAGGACATCCATAATGCCCAGCGTGACGTACTTACAGCTTGATGCTAGTTACGACCCCATCTTTGACCCCGCCTACGCATTAGCAGACTCGCAGGCGGTGGCTCAAGATGTGCTGACCAGACTCAAGCTGTTTCTGGGCGAGTGGTGGGAAGACCTCAACTTGGGGGTGCCTGTGTTCCAGAGCATGCTCGGTCAGCTGGCGAGTTCTAAGACACAGAATGCCGTGCGACTGATTATCCAGCAGACCATTCTAGCTACACCCTACGTTGTATCTGTCACCGGTATTCAATCGTCATTCTCCAACGGCCAGTTTTCTTTTACAGCCACATTTACTACGACCTTTGGTCAGGTAACCGTTTCTAGTGCGCCGGGTGACTCGGCGAGTCTGGGGAACTAATGTCAGTGCCAGCATACGCCCCTCCTTCTATAGGCCCTGCAGGACTGACAGTAGCCTCATATCAGTCCATTCTGGCCGATAACTTACAGGCATTTTTGAACATCTACGGCCCTACACAAGTCGTCACTCCTAATGCAGCTGTCTATCAGCTGCTCTCAATCCTGTCACTGAAAGCCGCGGACTGTAACCTTGGTTTGCAGCTTGTGTACAACCAGAGTTCGCCTGCTACAGCGGTGGGTGCAGGGCTAGACCGTCAATTGAAGATGAATGGGCTAGCGCGCGCCGCGTTTACATACTCCACCACAGTACTGACACTGGGCGGTTCTACCATCACGCCCACCACTGTAACAGGTGGTGCGGCTCAGGACATCAACGGTAATCTGTGGGTACTTCCATCCACTGTGATCATACCCATCACCGGCAGTATCAACGTTGCTGCTTCATGCACAACTCCGGGCAGCATAACGGCAGCTGCGGGAAGCATTACGATCATTAACACGCCTGTTAACGGCTGGTTTACTGTGACTAATGCAGCGGCAGCCGTACCAGGCAGTCCTATTGAAACAGACAGCAAAGCCCGTGCACGGCAGGCCGTCAGTGTGGCCTTACCATCCGTCACTGCGCTGGCCTCTACAGTGGCCGCATGTCTGGCCGTGCCGGGTGTTACACGCGTCAATCCTGGCGTACCAACTCCAGGTGGCCCAGGAAGCTCTATTGAGAACCCTACCGGCGTTACTGATAGCTGGGGCAATCCCGCACACTCTATCAGCATGGTGGTAGAGAACGGCACTGATGCCGCTGTGGCGCAGGCCATCTATGGTGCACGGAGTATAGGCTGCTTCACCAACGGAACCACTACGGTAACGGTCACCGATGCGAATACTAGTTTCACCATGAACATCAGTTTCTTCAGGCCTACGTATGTCCCCATCTATATCAGTGTAAGCATCCACGGTTACACTGGTACGCCTACTACAGCTGTCGTGGCTGCTGTGCAGACTGCCATCGTCAACTACCTGAACGCATTGGCCATTGGAGAGACAGTGGCTATCTCGGCCATCAATTACGAGGCCATGGCTGTGAATGCCAGCCTGCTAGGCCCTGCCTTTGGTGTGCAGGCTCTCACTATGGGCCTCACAGCTAGCCCGACCGGCGCAGTGGATCTGGCCATGGCGCATTACTATAATGTGTCGCAAGGTGTGGCGGCTAACGTGGTGGTGACTACAGTATGAGCACTAATCCCTATTTTGGCACTAGTGGTTTCGGCTTCGGTGGCTACGGCAACCAACCACTTGAGGCCCTGCCACTTGGATACTACATCGGGCTGCTGTCCAGTGAGTATGTCAATTCACCGAAGCTAAACAAGCTTCTGTATGTGCTGTTACGCAAGTTTGATGACGTGACGAACGTAATCATGCTGATGGACACCGCCTTTGATTTAGACTCTGCCTCTGGCGTACAGCTTGACATGCTCGGACAAACAGTACAAGCGTACCGCACAGTTGGGTTTCAGCCCAGCGGCGGCGTCAGCCCAGTGTTGGACGACACCACGTTTCGTATTCTCATCAAAGCAAAGATTGCGCAGAACCAATGGACGGGCACTTTAGACAGTCTGTACCCGCTATGGCAGCAGCTGTTTCCGGCTGGTAACATCATCATTGCTGACAACCAAAACATGTCAGCCAACATTTTCATGACGGGTACGTTTACTTCCATCATGCAGGACCTGATTAGGAACGGTTACATAGTTCCCAGACCTGAAGGCGTGCAGTACACATACCTCTTCGGAGCCCTGCCTATGTTTGGCTTTGATCTCGACAATGTATTCATCGCAGGCTTTGATACAGGAAAGTGGGTTTAGGCTATGGCTGGCACAACAAACTTTCAGCAATTCAACCCTACGCAGGCCAATCAAGAGTCTGACGCAGCGTACACGGCGGACAGTACCCGGTCCAATGGTGCAGGTGTGGGGGCCATCTTCCCGTCTAACTGTGCTAACAAGCTGTTCTATCAGACTTCCACAGGTGTGGCAGCACTGATGCAGATGTTAGCCAATAAAGGGTTCAGTACTAATGACAGCAATCTAGCCGTGCTGGCTGGTGCGCTGTCTTGTCTGCTGACTACAGCAGACATTAAGCCTGCTATGGCATATGCACCATTCAGCCCGTCCATTATTCTGGACGCCTCGCTCGCCAATGGTTGGGAGATAGTACTGACGGCCAACACCTCCATTACGATAATAAGCATTGTAGCCTACCAACCTATTACGCTTGCATTTTCTCAGGATGGCGTGGGTGGCCACTCTGTGACGTTCACTAATACACTACACGGCTTAGGCGCTGTAGATGGTGGTGCCACCGGGCACAGTCAGCAGACATTTATGGTGCTGTCTGACCTGGCCCTGCATGCAACCGGCCCCATGGTGGTGAGCTAATGGCCAGTGAGACAGTAACACCCAATGTGGGCCTGCAGATCCCGGGCTATGGACAATTCAACTGGCAGGTGCCCATTCAATACGATCTGGGCCTGCTGGACTTAATCTTCGGTGGCAGTTTCACCATTCCCGGCCTATCGGTTACCAACCTGACGGTGGGTAATTTCGCCGTATCTAACTTTGTGGCTCTGCTGGCGAATGCCTACATCGCGGAGGCACCCGCAGGCACGGCTCCCACATCAGCATACATTACCAGCCACGTCCCACTTATAGTTTTGGGCGTGTATAAGAACGGCGTGTTTCAAACTCCCGGTCCAGCAGCCGATTATCGACTAGTAGTGAACAGCATCAATTTCAACACGCCCACTGTGGTAGGAGATCAAATCTATGTCACGTACTTTCACGGCTAGCCTTTTGTTCATGTGTGTCACCTTGGGATGGGCACAAACGGCCACCAAGATCAATCCTAACGCACAGATCGGCGGCCCTCTTCTTACTACTAATCTCATGCTACCGGGTATTTCTAGCAGCGGTTCAGGCGGACTTTTGGTAGGCCCCACTCCTGCGTACTCGGTGCATATCGGTCCGCTCAGCACCATGACAGCCTCATGGAACTTTGACACCACGACAGCGGCTAGCGCCTGCGCAAGCATTGGGTGCTCAACCGGAGGCGGAACGGTTACCACCTTCGCCGCGCCGTCCGGTTCGTGGCCTGCCTGGTTGGTGCCGACCGTGACGAACTCGACCACTGCGCCGTCACTTGCGGTTGCGGCATCGTCCATACCGAACAGCGCACTAGCGAATCCCTCGACTACGGTAAACGGGCAGACGTGCGCACTAGGAAGCACTTGCACAGTTTCCGGATCAATGGTGTATCCAGGAGCAGGAGTTCCGAATTCAACGGGCAGTGCATGGGGCACGAGTTACAGCACGTCTGGCGCGGGGACTGTTTTGGCGCTCACGGCTTCGCCGGCGCTTACCGGAACGCCCACAGCGCCGACAGCATCGCCTGGCACCAACAACACACAGGTCGCTACGACAGCGTTTGTCTCAGCACAATTCCCCGCCTTTTACGCTTGCTCTATTTCGGTAACAATACCGGCCGCCGGTACTGAAGTATGTGCCGGAAGCGCCACGGGGCAATCTACATCGGCTGTAATTACAACTTGGCAGGGATATTCGGCCACATATGCCCCGTTGATCATCAACGCATACATCTCCGCGCTAGGAGGCCCTTACGCTACCATTTACAATCCGACTGGAGCGGGGATCGTTGTAAATTCAACGCTTACTATTCAAGTCATTTATCAGTAAAGGTTGAAAAATGAAACTTCGAATTTGCGCATTTGCTCTACTCTTGATCGCAGCAACATCCCTAACCGCGCAGGTGCAGATCGGCAGCGGAGGCTCGGTGCTGATTGGCGCTAACACTACCATCAACGGCTGCGGCGCGGGTCCCGGGAATTGCACGATCACCGGCAACCTCAACGTCTCAGGCACCGTCGCGGCTGGCGCTATCACCTCAACGACTCCGGTTCCGGTATCGAGTGGCGGAACCGGGGCGAACTCGCAAGCAGGGGCCTTTACGAACATCGTGAGTCCTGGGGGCGCTCTTAGCGGGCCACTTAGCGGGCCAAGTATAAATTCTACAGTTTACGTAGATGGTGTTGTGCATCCTAATATCGCATCTGCAATCGTGGCCCTCCCGGCATCTGGGGGAACCGTCATGACTCCCCCAAACTACACAGAGACGCTGACCACCTTGGCTATAGGCTCCCCTACCCAAGTAGTAACGCTACTCGCTAGTACTGGAACTACTATTACGGTTACTGGCAACTCAGGGGTTACGATTGCTAGCGGGTCTTCCATGATTTGTCTTGGTTCGGTCGGGAATGCGTCTTCCGTGGGAGGATGTAACTTGGTATCAGCTCAAGTTGGGTCTCCTGTTTCTCTACTCACAAATCTTTCACACAGTACAGGGCAAGAGTTTTTCCTTGTGCAAGGGTGGAACATAAACTGCAACGGTCATTCTCCTACCAACGGATGCGTAGATCTTGATAATCTGTATGTACCATCTGCTCTCCGCGACGATCTTATTTATGGGTTCGCCTCATCTGTCGGACTTCATATTCGCTCGGACGCATTCTCAGTTGGTGGCTTAAACGTTCTTTCTTTTGACAACGTATGGGTGAACGGATCAGGAAATACCGGAGCGCAGCCTGTAGTTATCGACTACACAGGTACGGGTCAAATAAGCGCGGTAAGCTGGTTCGGAGGGGCGATAGAGCACGCTGGATCGGGTAATAACGAACTGTACGTCAATGGGTCCGGAAACAGTGACAAGATGTACAATATCGCTTTTTTTGGGACTCAATTTGAGGGTTTTTCTGGTAATACTACTGGGGAGATTCTTGTTAAAGATGCCGCAAACGTCGCGTTTTATAATCCAAACTTTTCTTACCACACAGCTTCTGCAAACCAGCCTTGTATAGAACTGAGTCAAACCGTATCGGGTCAGTTGAGGGGAATCACCGTGGAGAATGCACGGTGTAGTGCCTCCGCAGGAAATCCGGCGGTTAAGAACGATGTAACAGGATACGCTACTACATCGGGGAACTACATAGAGCCAGCCTACTACTACACACAAGGACCTACAAATTCCGTAGAGCCTTTTACCATCGACGGCCCATTGAATGTCAATTTTGGGTCTGTTGGTACGCCCGTCCGACTAGCACTTTGGGGAGGATCACCGACAGCTAACTCAACCAGCACCCAATCTGCATTTTTTCAATTTACTCCAACATCGAGCATCACAATACTCAGCATAGATGTTGGCTTTAACGTGCAGGCTGTCGGGTGTACCGCTGTCACAGTCGGTGTTATTGATAATGGATCGTATACCGCGATTGGAACCATCTCGAACTCGGTTGCTTCTCAGGTTATCTCCACAACTCCGTATGTGGTTGCGGCTGGGCACACCATCAAACTTGCCATTAATTCTCCCGGCGCATCTTGCACAACTACATACCCAACCGTAAGCATGATGGGCCAGTACAAAATGACGGGGATGCAATAGACTCCGGAGCTAGATAACCGCTACGTTACCTGAACGCGAAGGACGCAAATGAAAGGAATCGCATGACGCCCGGACAGATGGCAGAGCAGCTCGCAACGCACACAGAGCAAATCAAAGAACTCATGCAGGGCGTCTCTAACTTTCGCACGGCCCAATAGGAAAGGCCCCATGTCCCAAGATTCAGAAATAGCCCGCCACGATGAGCGCCTGAGGATAGTAGAGAAGGGCGTGTCAAACTTTCGCGACTTTCAAGTGGAAGCACGTGAGTTCTTTTCCGAGTACAGAGCCGTACGGAAAGAACGCGAAGAGGCTGAGAAGAAGGCCATAAAACTCGCAGAAGAAGTCGAGCTAAAATGTCTTGCACGACGCAGAGAGACGCGCTCCAACCGCATTGCCATAGCCAGTATCCTGGCTCCGCTTGTCCTGGCCCTATCAGGTTGGCTAGGCGCAAAGGTGGCAAAGTCAGCGGATGATATGTACCAAATGCTGCAAGAATGGGAGTCAGTGCATAAGTCAGAAATTCCGGCTAAGGTTTCTAGCTCAGATGGCTCAGCCCATGCTTCTAACTCTCACCAGCAAGATGCCGGCGGATCCATGCCGCCATTGCACTAAGGAGACTTTCAATGTCGACAATACCACGTCCAGGGCACCCCATGCCACAGCCCATAATTCCTTGCATTGATGAAGAGCAGCCCGAGCTTCCTTTTGACACTGCTGAAGAGCCGGTAGAAGAAGAGGCCGAATGAACCTGTCAGAAAAAGGCCTCGCTCTTATCAAGGAGTTTGAAGGCTTTCGCAGCCATGTGTACAAGGATGGAATCGGACTGCCCACTATCGGCTACGGGCACAAGCTAATGCCTGGCGATACTTTTCCAAACGGAGTTACAGATGGGCAAGCAACTGTGCTTCTAGCCGACGACACCCAAGACGCTGTAGAGGGCGTGAACCACGCGCTTAAGGCGCCAGTGAAGCAGGGCGTGTTCGATGCTCTCGTGTCCTTGGCGTATAACAACGGCGTGCATCGTGTAGTCGCGTCGTCCTTGATGCAGCTGGTGAATGCAGGCAACTTCGACGCCGCATGCGCTCAGCTTTACTACACTGACTCGCAAGGTGCCCAACATGGCTGGATATTTGCTGGCGGAGTCATCGAGCCTGGCCTAGTCAAGCGCCGTCAGGCTGAGCAAGCTATTTGGAGGAGCGTATGAAAATAAACGAGCCTACTGTCCTGGTAATTGTTGGTGCCTTGCTGGTGCTTACAGTGCTAGGTGTAATCATCTTTCATCCACTGCCAGATACTGTGGCTATGTCTGCGCTTGCTATTGCCGGCACCATTGTTGCTGGGGGTATCGGGGCTTTGCAGCCAGTACGCGGCAGTAGCAAGCCTACGGATCAGCAATGAACTGGCCGTGGTCGAAGATTCCGCCACTAGGCGCTTCGAGGCTCACAGCCCCCGCACCCTGGCCACCACCACCACCACCACCTACTACAGCCGTAATTGTAGTAGAACAAGCAGTAAAACCCGCAGCGCCTGTCGTTGCCGTACAAGCCAAGGAGAATACCACAATGTCTATCTTCGCCTCGCTCGCTAATGCTGAGCACACTTTTGCCGCCTGGGTTGAAAAGGAACTTGCCGCCGCTGTCAAGGCCGAGCCTAAGATCGAGCAGACCGCTACTGCGATTCTCAAGTACGCCGGCGGTGCACTGACTATCGCGGCCACTATTGAAGGTGGAGCTGCGGCAGGGTCTGTCGTCTCTGCCGCCATCTCTGAAGCCCAGGCGGGCGTAATTGCCGCGGGTTCTTTGCTCTACGACTTTGGAGCCCATCCATCTGTCGCCAGCGTACTGACTAGTGCCACTACCAATCTGAGCGCTGTGCTTGCAGCTGGTCATGTCACTAATCCTGCCAGTGTAGCAGCTGTTACCAGGGCCCTCGCCAATACACAATTGCTGGCTACGGCTCTTGAGGCTGTGCCGACTGTGGCAGCCTAGATCTATGCGCTACATACTAGGGGCCCTCGCTTCGGCGGGGGTCCTTTTTGTATTGATAGCAAGTTGGGCTGTCTGGGAAGTAGGCCTAGCTAGTCATGACTTGCGACTGGAGTCTGGTAAGCTTACAGTGCAGGTTGCTACTGACAGCCAGGTGCTTACCGATAAGTTTGCAAGCGTAGCAGACCAACTGGTTGCAACTTTAGCGGCCATTAATGCGCCTTGCGTGCCCCATAAGGCGTGCGGAACACTGGCTGATGTCAATCGTACCTTGGCTACTGTACGAGGCACTGTAGGAGCTGTGGAGGTCGCTGCGAGACATGAAGACAAGAACCTTACAGCCTTAGATGCACAAGAGCTTGTACTGTTTAATGACGTGCACAATACAATGCAGTTGGCACAAGGCACTATTAGCAAGGTAGATACTACACTAGATACGGTAGCACCAATGCTAGATGCAAGCACAGCCATTCTCCACCATATAGACGACCGTGTGTCAGACCAACAAATAATACAGCTTGTAAGCCACCTGAACGGCATGAGCACTAGTGGCGATAAGATGCTTGCTGAGGGGCAGCAGAAAGAGCACGAGCTGCTGCATCCTGACAAAAAGAAGCTGACTAAGCTAGGCGTAGTAAGCGCTGTAGTATTGTGGATCCATAGTCACGTTACGCCATCGCTGTTCTAAAGTACAAAGCCCCGTTGCTCAAGCCTATAGCAGGCTTGAGCAACGGGGCTTATTTTATTTGCTATACAGCAGACATTTTTGTATGATGTTGGCTACTTCGTTGTGAGCTACGATAATTGCAAGAGCACCCAGCCTTACGTGCATTATCGTCCTTGGGCACTACTGGACGAATAAGTATTGGTGCCTGCACTAGGCCGCTGCTGTCAATACGCCAATAATATCCGGTGGCGTGTATCCAGGACCCTTGGGACTGACTGCGCCATACTTGCCACCTGATGTATTAGACGCAAATGTCTTAGTCATATTACTGCGATGCACCTCAGCAAAAAGCTCTTTCATTGGGAAGCCCCATGTCCTAGAGCCAGTGGCACAAATTTCAGCCGCTAAGTCAGTCAAAGCTGCCCCGCAGTATGCAGGTGTTAGAGTAATTGCTAAGTAAGTCCGTTGGAGCCGCGGTAGCATCAGCCGAGCAAAGCGCACAATGTCATTGCGCTCAAATTCTAGCGCCGGCTGGCCCTGCGGATCTTCAAAGGCATCAGGGCATGGCACGCCATATGAAACTGCTGTACCTACAACTACATAAAGCAAGTCTGCAAGTCCATCAGCAGCCTCCACGACATTGTTCTCATGCAGTGCCGCGTACGTCTCTGCGAACTCCTCTAGGATCAACCTAGTGCGAAGAACAGCCACTTCAGGGCCATTGTTGAAGCCGTTGATTACTGAACCGTTCAACTTATGGAATTCGGCCACCATCTGTTTACAGGTCATCTTTTTGGAATCTCCTTCATATCTTCACCGAGTTGCAAACCTACTGCATCCCATGTTTTGGGAACCGTCCTTCCGAACAGTTCTAGATAAGGCGGGTAAGACACTCGCTCAATCATCTCGCGCATTGCGGCCGGTTTGCGTGAGTGGGCTGTCATTCTTTCTGAGATTAAAGTCCGACCCTGCGCCATCTTACCATCGACGAATTTATACGGCAGACCTCCGCGAACTGCAAATACACAGTGCTCTGTGATACCTTGGAAATACTTGGCTATACCAGGCCGACCCTTATCCCATGTAATCATGGTTACCCACCTAAAACCCCAGGCTGCAATAATCTCTACGGCATCTGGTACAGTCTTGTTCACAGTCCACAGGTAAAGATGTGCATTTGGTGCAACCACACGTTTGACCTGATCGCCAAGTGTAACCAGCTCCTTCGTGCTTAGACCGCCATATGGAGTATCGCCAACTGCAGAAAATTCACGCCCGACATTGGCGCCTTGTGTAGGTGTATAGCGCTTAGTTCCACCTTTCATCCACTTCCAAGGTGGATCGGCATACAGTGTTTTGTATTGGCCAGTAGGCAGCTTCTGAAGAGCCGTTCTAACATCTTCCTTCAGATGTCTCATGCAGTACTCCAAGGCGTTCGTTCATCGTTTCGCCATACCCACACGAGGACGCCGGCCTTATTTAAAAGCTTCGGGCCTCTGTCATCATGGGCATACGCTTCTGCTGCTACCACCTCACGTACTCCGGCCGCAAGTAGCAACTTAGAACACGCAAAACAAGGCGTCAGGCCACAGTAGAGAGTCCACGGAGCTCTTCGACTGCCGAACGCCTGCATAAGAGCATTGGACTCCGCATGAAGGGCCTGGCACTCATCCCGCGTGCCTCCAATAGCCGGCGAACCAGGGCACGGTGTGTTAGAGCAGTGCGGCAGTCCTGATGCAGTTCCATTGTAACCAGTTGAGACTAGCCGTCCATCTTTGTCAATCAGAATGGCACCGACAGATCGTCGCGGGCAAGTGGCTCTCGACGCTACTAGGGGCAGCATCGAGAGCCAGTATTCATCGAGAGAGGGTCTACTCATGGGATGCCTTCAGTGCATGACGTAGGCAAATTGCAAACAGAATAGCCCATGCCATCAGTAGAATTAAAACCCTTGCTACTATCATTTTGCAGCCTTTCTTAGGCGGTCAGCCACAAGCTTAGAATACCCACAGATATCGTCCCAATGATCGATCACGGTTGGGTCACCTGCTAAGATCCGCGCTACTTTATGCTGGTTCATTTCTAGCGCCTCGGCCATGTCGTCATCAAGCGCCAGCCAAGACTCACGTAATTGGTCTTCACTATCAAAGCGCATAGCATGCTTAAGTGCCTGTGCAATGGCCGCATGTACAGCAAAGGTTCCATGGGTTGTTTGCCGAGCCTTCAGTATACTGTCAATTGTATCTGCTGTAGGTACGCTAGATTTTTTCGTTGCCATGTTTCTCCTTTGGGTTTTAATCTTTCTTGCCACGCATCAGATTTTCTTATTGGCAAATGTGACTTCTTCAAGGCCTTCGACTATAGTTACATCAGCATCAAACATCATATTAGGGTAAAGTTTTATAGCTTGCTCGAAGATCTTAAAAAACACAATTCTGATTTCTTCATCGTTGGCTGCTGATGTACGTTGCTCGATCATAAAGCGAAGCTGGCGGTGATTAACTGTAAAGCCAAGAACCGTGGCGATGCCGTCAGGAACTAACCTGCGCATTGCGGTCGTTAGTTTCTTCTTCATCTTGAATGGCTGATTGTCCACATCAAGAAGCTGGGCTAGCTCAATCTGGGCCTGCTCGAGGCTCTTAAATCGCGTACGATAGAAGTCAAACAATTCAGCACGTCGTGGATGGTCTTCTAGTACTTGTGGGAACCAGCTCTTAATGCCGTCAACCCGGATGTAGTGGCCACTGGCTTGGCTGAAACTAGTACCAGCGCGGGCCCGAACAATTTGGTGTGTAACAACACGACTAATATTGAACAGCATCCAAGAGTCACACGCATGCTCGAGCACTGAGCCGTGCCCTGACTCTACGATACTCTTTAAATAAGTGGAGTTACCTTCCCTAATACGTGTCACATTAGGATTGAGACCGACCTTGAAAGAATTGTAGCAAGTTCGCCCCATAACCTCTTGAAGCGCCTCAGCATGACTCGGGGCATCGCTGGTCCAAGTTGGCACACCTACAGCAGTAAGATAGTCGTGAAGCCCGCCAGGATCAAGTGTGGTCTGCGCAACATGGAATACCTGTGGTTGAATAAACTCCATAAGCTCCTTCGTATTGTTTGGTTTTAGAGGCGTAGAAATGACCCACGATGGTCTGTGGGTCATCTTAAAACAAATTGTGTAGTTGCTTACTCTGCAGCTGCCAACTTCTCGACGATCGGGGCGTCCCCGGACTGCCAGGTGCTCAAATAAAAGCTTATGTTTTTTGGCCCGATGTTCGGCAGAGCATCGATCAAAGCGCCACGCGTCACGCCGGCAGCTTTTGCGCCCACTGCACTGAGGTCAATGAAAGCCTGCACAAGCTCAGCCTTCTGGCCCTTGAACGCACTCCAGGTGGCCTTTGAGTCGTTCTTCAGGCGGAACAAAGAGCTCTTACGAGCGGAGGGCTCAGCGGTTTCCTTCGCGGCCTTCTTGGCCTTGGAAGGCTTTGCAGTTGCTTCAGTCTCGACAACAACAGGCTTCTTGGCGACGATGGGCTTCTTGGACGCCTTTTCAGGTGCGGCAAACTTCTTGGTCTTGGCGGTTTCAACAACATCGGTGGACTTCTTGGCGGAAGACTTCTTGGCAAAGGTCATGGCTGCTAGCTCCTTACAGTGCAAGACTGCGTTTAAGTGGCGTTCTGCCACGGGGGTGATTATCACGCCGGGAATAGCCGGCTTCAATAATTGGCGAACGGACTCAAGAATGTCCACATCCTCTATCCGCTTGAACTTTAAGAGTGTCTCGATTGGCACAACGCCACAAGCAACTCTATTACCATTATTATACACACAAATGGCGCCCTGCGAGTTACTTTTTTCGAGCTTTAGCAGCACCAGACCAGTCATCGTGTGCTCCATAAGCCAGATGTCCTCTGCACGGTAGGCCGTAGAACCCGCTAGGGGAGCACCTGCACGCTCTTCTGACCCGTCATCGATGACTGCAAGGTCGGCCTGGTAGTCCTCCTTTTCAGTAGATTTCTTGGGTTTCGCGACCTGCTCCGCTGGCCTCTCAGGACACATAGCAGCAATCTGAGCTTCCTGGTAAATTGCCAGCTTATCGGCAGCGTCCTTCTCGGCCTGGGCTTTCTTGCCCAAGTGCTTTGTTGGCGGCGGCAAAATAGTTCCAGGGACCATACGCTCAAAAACTGTACGGCGTAATTCTTTCTCAATGAGAGCTTTCTCAGCCTTGTCGTGCTCACGATCAGCCTTGCGCGATGCCGCAAGAACCTTGGTGCAGGCCGCTGCAAACCATGTACGCTGCGCAGCAATCGAAGCCGGCGGCACATCAAGCAGCCCATATAGTGTCTTAACAACTGCATTGATGCCACTCTGCTCGACCAGAACCTTGTCAGTTTTGAGAGCACTTTTAAGGATCCGCAGACGTACAGGGTAATTATCGTCACCACGCAGTTCATGCGCTGCATATGTGCCCTTGGTAGCCACTCGCAGCTGCTCAATAGCACGAATCACATGGGGCAAAGGCGGGGGCGCCTCTGCTTTTGGTGCACGGCGCTCAAGGGCAACTTTCAGTGTTTCAGCGTCCTTGCCACCGCATCTACTGCCTCCATCTGCAGCTACAAGTGTCCAAGTAGTATCACCATCAGTCTTCACAGTCAGCAGAACAGCTCGACCATTTGCGTCACCATAACCATACGCGGCCACTTTGTCGACAGTGTCACTGCGCTGCAGGGCAAAACCAGAGGCAAGAATAGCAGCCACACAGGCGTCGGCTGCTGTAGGCATGGCCTTCGCCACTGGCGCTGTCAAAGCAGCACCCTTGGGCGCGGCCGACGTCTTTTCGCTGGTCTTCTTGGCGGCCTTAGACGGTGATTTTTTAGCCGACATTGGGGAGACTGTAGCCTTCTTAGCCGGTACAGTCTTGGGAGCGGTCTTCTTGGCCGGCACAGGTTTCTTCACTGGAACCGCTGTGGCCTTCTTCACTGGAGCTGCTTTGACAGCCTTGGAGGCGGCCTTCGTCTTGCCTTTGAGAGGCGCTGTCGTCGTGGCCTTTGCTTTGGTCATGTGAGTGGCGGTCCTTTCTGAGCCGCTACAATCAATTGCACTACGTAATTGCTAAATTCCAGCGGCATCATACAACATGCGCATAGCAACTGTAGCATCATCAGTCGCTACTGCGCCGCCACAAATTAGTACGTACTCGCCATAAATAGCTCGCACATGAGCCAAAATCCAAGGCCTATACGTAAGAAAATCTTCAACATCAGCCCAGGTAAAAATCATTGTCTGTGCTCCTCTGCATTGAAATAACCATACTGCAGTTTCTAGAGTTTGCAACGACAAAATTCAGACTATTTTGAGGTGTACTCTGGATGAGCTGCGTGGAAGCGTACCGCAAGATCTTTAGCCTCCTTCAGGGTGGCTGCGCGTGCCTTCAGTGTGCGCCATGTAAATGCGCCATACTTAGCCTTACCTTCAGCAGTCTGACCGACAGTCCAGTCAGCCACGCACACAGTAATGACCGAGCCGCCTTCTGCGGCCTGCTTTGAGTAGTCATTGTCAGCATAGAGCGACACAGCAGCACAACCATTGATGGTGCCAGTGGGCCATCCACGGCGCTGAAATGAACGATACTTTCCGGTAGGCGCTTCGGCCACTTTCCACTCGATTTTGGCAATCATTGTCTGTGCTCCTCTGCACTGAAATAATCATACTGCAGATTCTGCGCTTTATAGCAGTTTTATTTTTTCTGCGATGGCATCCATAAAGGTTGCTTGGCAGCTAAAATTGCGCACATCAAGCCCGTGGTAGTCGCCAAGAGCATTGACAAAACCGGTCCAGCCCATGCGCTTCAAACTCAAACCAGCAAAGCCAGTAATTCCAAGATGCTTGCACAGCTTTTCACGATTGGGCGTATTACGCGGGCCGTAGAAAGTGGTGTGAAACTCGCATTCAGTCATTGTCTGTGCTCCTGAAATCATACTACAGAAACTAGAGTTTGCAACGACAAAATTCAGACTATTTCAGGCGTTGCACAATGGTGTACCCACCATATTGCCCACGACTATGGACTTCGAAATACTCAGGCGCAAGGTAGCCACTGTCTGGCCCAAACCTGACATACTCGCCGGCTAACTCATGCGCCTCGTTCAAGGTGTCCACAGCGCCCACGATCTGAAAACCAGATTTACTGATCGCAATCAAGATTCCGTAGTTCATTTGTCACGCTCCTGAACAAAGTTCTCAGCGGCAAATTCTCTCCACCATGCAAATACATGCGGGAATACTGCCAAGGGAATCGTCTGAATTACGAGAGCGCACAGCCAGAAGAGCTGGTGTCCAGTCATGTAAATTTCCTCACTTCAATAATTATACAGTGGAAATACTACATTTTTAAAGTTTATTTTAGGCGCCGGCAAACTTGATAGCCGGCGCGCTTTACTTGCTGCCTAAGCAGTCAACTTGGCATATTGGTGATTCACAGCCCAATTGAGGTAGCCCATAGTCGACTTGTCACTTGTCACAGCACGAACCGACTTTACATATTCTTTCACGGTCCTGCATTGACGCAGGATTTCGAAAGCTACCCAAGACTTAGTGTGCGCTCTGTGTGGATTGGTCTGAGTCAGAAGACGCGCATTACGAGTATCACAAACAGACACACGATGAGCCTGCATATCGTCTGCACGACGGTTGAGCAATATTTGTGGCGGGTTATTTGCACGCCTACTGAACGAAGCCTTTGTAGCTGGTAGTACCTTGATGCGCATGTACGGCGGAAGTACTGACTTCGATCCGATCTTCGCAAGAATATTTGGCATTGAGTGGCGGCTCCTTAGACCGCTAGTTACATTGTCTACCGGAGTGGTCTTTCAAGTGCGTTCACTTTTGCTCACTGACGTCGTATTTATTGGGCCGTACGCAAAGCACATACGGCCCAATAAGCACTCACATGAGTCGTGCGTACCCACGATTAACGGCCCAGTTGAGGTAGCCCATAATTACTTTGTCGCCTGCAGTCTTGTGCACAGTACGCACATAGTCGCGTGCAGTACGACAATGCTTCAGAATCTCAAATGCTGCCCAAGCTTTTGTCTTCGGTTTGTGAGGGTTTTTGCGCACCAGAAGTTTTACTTGACGCGAATCATTGGGGGAAATGCGTCGGTTCTTTTGCGCTGGAGTGTGAACGCCGTGCAACGTACTTATCGCGTCCAGGATGCGAGCAAAGTCTTTCCGAAGCCGCTCTACAGGATCCAGGTTTTTCATAGTCAGCAGTCCTTTCAAACTACTGAGCATATTATAACACACAAATGTGGTCCATCCACGGAGTGAATGGACCATAATACACTAAATTACAAGTGCTACTCGGCACCCAGGGCGGCGCTGATCTTGCCGAAGAGCGCGATCACAGTAGCAGTCTGCTTGGGCAGTGTTCCGAGAGCCTTGACTGTGTTCTGTGCCTCTGCGCCACTGATTGTCAGTGTAACTTTCTTCGCATTTTCAGGCACTTCTACAGCCGTGAACTTCGCCGTGAGTACTTCGACAGTCTTGCTTTGCTTGGGTGCGCCCTGCAAAGCAGTGACGAGATTGGCGAGCTGCTTCGGACTGAGGACGATATTGATTTTAGCCATGGTAGTTTAAGTCTCCTTGCTACGGTTAGGGTTTAGGTTGCTGGATCGCCATATTAATGCATCCATGAAAGTACTAAACTTGGTGGGCCGTGCAGGACTTGAACCTGCAGCCTAACGATTATGAGTCGTGTGCTACTGACCAATTGAGCTAACGGCCCGTTGCTCTTCTTGCGCCAATAAGGTGTGCAAAGCCGGTAATGGCGCATTCAGCTTCGAGAGAAAGTCCTCTAACTGAGCAATCTCTCTGCGAACCTGCTGAGAAGCTAGACTAGAAGAATCAACATTCTCCATTGCAACAAGCCGTCGTTCATGAACAGCCATAGCTACTGCAAGTGCAAGCATTGGTACTACAGCGTCTTCAACTTCAAAGGTTCGCATACAATTAGCTCCTAAGATCATTATAGCGCGTAGAACAAGCCTCACAGCGCGCCAGCAGAGCAGTAAGTGAGCTTACCTGGTCAACATGGCCACTAGGAGCTCCATGTGGGACGTCCTGGAGCTTCGAAGCATGCTTGTAGCCACGCAATTGCATCTCGGCAACTAAAGCAGCATGGCGCTTAAGCGCGTTTTGAGGCTCGAGAATACCTTGGTTTAAGAAGCCGGCTATGGAGCGCTTTCGCTGCAGGCTACCGACAAGCATATGTATTTCAACGTGCTCACCTAGCAGGTGCTTACGACACAGGATCTTTGGGTCAATCATCCACATTCGCATAGATTAATTATACTGCAGTTAGGCACCTGTATTTCGTGCCTTTCTACAAACTTCGCCATAGCCGCTTAGCACTGAGCTTGGGACAGTTAGCACTCTGCCACAGCAGCAGCACCGGCCCTCGTGCCAAAACTCTACTAAGGCGCCAAGTACGTCAGCGCGCTCTGATCGCATTCGCTCTAAGAACCAAACCCAAGACTTATAGCTCTGTGCAAGGTCACTTACTTTGCTTGCACTAGTACGATTGAACTGCCCATTGCGTCTTGTTACTCCCATATAGGCATAGTCTGCAGTATTGTCTGGACCACGTAGTAAGTTGACAAAGTACACCGGATCTTCAGGATGCAGTACCAAGTCGGCTTTCTTGACCTGCACCTTGTACGTGTAGCGCTGGCCAGTCTTCAAACTGAGCAAAGTAAAGCGCGCATTGCCAGCATAGATGAACTCATGAATAGTCTGCCAGGTATCGAGCTTGCCCCGCCGTTTGTCTTTAGGGAGCTTCACAGTGGTGGCAGTCAGTACTTCTATCTTGGCAAGTGATTCTCTGCCCCGCCGATTGAGCGCTTGGAATGCCTCTGCTGCTCCGCCCATGAAAGGCGCTGTAGGCTGGTGGAGCGCAGGACATGGCCCCGCCAGACGACTGAGCATATCCGCTTCTTCTTTGCCTACACCAAACAGGTGACCGAACAGGCGTAGATCAGTCGTCATGGCTGCTCCTTACGCGGCAGTAAGTTTGACTTCTTGCACCCTATGTGCCCTTGCTCAACCTTTGTAGTGGGCTGTGGTGCACGTGCATTCATGGCAAACCATGCTGCATACTCAGCCATTAAACGCAAATTCCGCCGCATTCTGCTAAGCTGCTCTTCACTAAGCTCAGTCATCGCCCAGCCCGTCTTTCTTGTGCGCCTTCACTACTTCCAGCTCTACACCAAAGGCTCTACGTAACCGATCACCCGTGGCGTACAAGTTGACGATATCCAGCATGTGCAGAGCTTTGAACAATGCTTTCATCTGCTTCTTGGTAAGATCTTCAGGCTTCATGATACTCTCCTGTGTTCACGTCGTAGATATAACCTAGCTCAAGAAGAAGCCGGTGAATACGGTCCTCACTGCGTGCTTCTACTGAACAAGCTGCAATGAGACTAGCTGACCCAAAGCGATAAGGAAATGAAGCTTTCTTTGGCTCCTGTGCTGCTAATGGACCAGCTAGTATGCGTTGTTCTAGCATTGAAAGTCTGCAGTCGCCCAGTACTTATGCGCGCAAACACTGTGCTCGACAGACAGTGAAGTACTTTGCAGTTCAGACTCGTTAATACCCTTGAGCCGCCCAGTGGGACTCTTAGTACTCATCGAAAGTCCTCCCCAGTACGCTAGCCATTCTAGTCCAGCCACGGGCCGCAAACCACTTCTCCCAAGCATCAGTCGTCGGTAGGTCTGGAACCCAAGTAAGCTGCTGTGCCTTCAAATTACGCGCATTATGTAGCGCTCGCGTCCTACGTCTTGAGGAGCGCTGTCGCTTCTGGTCTGGGTGCCGGCAGTCTACTGAAAAGAAGATAGGGTTGAGAAGCTGACGCATATTCAGTGCTCTTGTGTTGTGAAATGGCGACGGCTCGTAGATCTTGATGATCTTCATTTCAAGCCGCCTTTCCCGCGCATGACGTAAACAGCAACACAGATCTGGCGTACCAAAGCCAGGGCCACAAAGACATAAACACAGATTTGAATCATCGTCCGCCTCTGAGAAAATCACGAGCATGAAAGATAGAGTACGTGAACTCTCGCACAGAAGTCAGAAGCATACGCTCCACTCTGTTGTCTGCGCAGCGGGGTACTTCGCAGTACTTACGGCCTACAGACTCAACTGTGCCAACCCATGTCTGGCCGCCCAAGTCCGTGTACTCACACGTACTACCCTTCTGCAAGTCAGTCACCGGCCACCTCCAGGCCGCTGCAAATAAAGCATAGCAGCCATGCCCACTACTGCTCCAAGTAAGACATCAATAAGGTGGGTCATAGCCTCGCCTCTGCCATCTTTGCAGCCGCCGCGAATGCTTCTTTCCATGTGGCGCCGTTGCCGTACAGAGCCTCACCTACACCGATGTAGTACCGCCCTATTTCATCAATGTAGGTATGCAGTGGCTTAGCGTCTAAAAGGCCCGGTAGCAGTGATAACCGATCAAAGGCATAAGCTTTCGGTCCGTACAGCTCCTTGGCCTTGGCATCAGCTTCTGCAAGCGTCATTGGGAGGGCGACATTGCGGTCGCCCTCCGGTATGCTTAGGTACTCTGTGGCTTTGTTGGTCATGCTTGCACCAGCTGTACTGCAATGATGTCGCCTGATACACGAAAGCCTTCTGCGTAGCCGTTTAAGGCGTACACCTTGCGATTTAGTACTGACCAGGTATGTGGGTTATCTTGCAAATCGCCTTTGATAGCGCCCTCCTCATTGACAAAAGCGCGGACGTAAGGCTTCACGCAGACAATGGATTCAATATACCCACCAACAAACTTCTGAAGCTCATCGAGTGAAAACTTTTTTCCATCTGCTGGAGTGACTATCTTGGCAGGTGAACCGTCAGCTGGAAACAAAGTACCTTGTTCAATTCTCTTCATTTTCTAGCGCCCCTTTCCAGTGCGCTGAAATGATTATACCGCTTTTCTAGGCTTTGGCGCATTTATTTTCAGGCCTTTTTCCTCTGCATATTGCTTCATTGCATCGAGAAAAGCCTTCTGGCCGTCACCCTTCTTTCTGAGATTGCGTAGTTTAGCTACGTCTACTGTATTCCGGACCACGAAATGGTGCCGGATACAGAAGTCAGCCTTATTGCCTTGACGCCAGACTCTCTGAAACATCTGAAAGTAGGTATCATAGTTGTCTGGCAGGTCAAATATGGCAATGTGTCGCCCATTACACTTTTGCATATTCAGGCCATGGCCGGCCGCAGCTGGATGAATCATCAGCAATGGAAGCAATCCTTTGTTCCATCGCGTGATATAGTCTGACAGCTGTGTTCGCGTAGTAGCTCCATTGATACAAGGTGTGTCCTTGCCAGCCGCCACACGAATAGCTGTTACATCATGATGGTACCCAATAGAGCAAAGAAGTGGTTCGCCTTGAAGCTCGCCCACAAGCTCCATTAAAGCTTCTACCTTTGCTGTGTGTACAACCTGAACTGGACGTCTAGACGACTTCCAAGACTCAATGTCGTCCGGATCAGTAGGGTCTAAGTACACTGAGCCGTTAGCTATCTGTGCACAGCGACTTCGCGCGGCTGTACTGTTCACCATAGGAGCAGTGAACAAAGTGCTCATAAGCCCCGACTCTACTTGTTCATAAAGCTCACGTGCTTTAGGCGGCAGCTCAATAAAGTGGGTCTGATCAGTCAGCTTCGGCAACTTGAGATAGTCTTCCGCGTCCATTCGCAGAACAAGCGGCGCAATCTTTTTGTTGATCGTCTCATCTGCGCCCGGCAGCAGCGACCACTCGCGCATTTGAAATCCTGTTGGAAAGAAGTACTGATTGCGATAGTGCGTGATGTAGTTGCCCAAAGAGGCACCTTGATCGAGCAAGTAGACTTGCGCCCATAGGTCTTCATAGTTCTTAGGCCGCGGCGATCCAGTCAAAATAACTCGGCGCTTGAACTGGCCAAGCACAGACCGCAGTCTTCTGAAGCGGACTGAAGTGCCAGACTTAAACAGGCTTGACTCATCGATAACAAGCATGTCGGCGCCTAGAAGCTTCGCCCGCTTTTTGTCTTTGAACAGCCAATTTAGCCCTTCTGGGTTGATAATCACAACCTGATGCTCTAGCTGTAAGCTGCGCAGGACTTTGTCCTTGGCAAGCCCGTGCAATAGCGCCACACCAAAAGCATTGAAGTCTTTCCAATCAGCAACCTCTACTGGCCACACCTCGTAGGCAGGTCGCAATGGTGCTATAACCAAGACACGCTTAACTAGTTTCTTAGCGAGTAGAATCTTTACTGCAGCCAATGTTACAGACGTTTTCCCAAGTCCGGGCTGAAGTAACAGGCCATACTGGCCGTTCTCAAGCAAGGCCTTTAGAGCGCGCTCTTGGTATGGCCACGGTGTCCAAGCCTTTGCCGTCCGTTTGCTTTCTTCCATTTTTAGTGCTACTGACTTTGGAACTAAATCCATTGACTATCTCCAAGAAGCCTTCCCATGTATCGCACCAACGAGCGTAGTAGCCGAGCTCACGAAGCTTGTCAAGGTACCAGTGCTGAAGACCCTCAGGCACCTCGCCCTTCCGTTTAAACTCAATGACAATTGGACGGCCACCCGGCACAAAGAAGACTCTGTCCGGGACGCCGTCACACTCCGTCATCTTAGCTACTACACAGCCTTTCAAGCGGGCCCACTTGCAAGCTCTAGCTTCTAGGACAGTTTCGCGCCTCGCCAAAGAACCACCTACTCCACTCTCTGTTGACTGCCTGCGCAATTTGTTTAGGCCGACTCAGCACTGCCTCACGTAGCTCTATGTACATATAGTGGCCTGTGGTGTCTCTAAAGCAGCATCGCACATGCCCAGGTTTAAGCGTCTTGACACTGACATCATACTGGGGCCCATGCTCAAAGCAAACTTCCTCGAGTAGAACCCGGACCTTGTTGCGCAACTCTACATCACGGTCGGTCTCTTTTACAATCTTAAGCTTTCTTGCCATTGATCACCTCTTGCAGTTCTTCTTGTGTAATCTTCAATGCTGCACAGACCATAGTTACAGTCTCAATTGGCAGCTGGAGCTCTAGGCAGACACCTAAAGCTCCTCGTACATGACAGCTGCGTAACTCTTTTTCAGTTACAGGCTTAACGTCCATCTTGGCACGGGCCTCCAAGGCCGTTCTTGGCATTGAACTTGCACCAGCGGCATGCAGATCCAGGCTTAACCAGAAAGCGTGTATCCTCCATCATCGGCTTGATACGCGCCGCCCATTCACGCTTCAATGCCGGCAGGTGCTTCATGGCGTAAGACTCGGTAGCTGTGGAGTCAGGCCAATCGACGTAGACATGCTGCGCAGTCAGTGTTGTATCTTTACTGCCACCTGCTAGTGCACCTAGCTGGACTAGCTGCAAACCACCAAGTGCATAGAGACTACGTTGCTGTCTATGCTCATCATGCGGACGGCCAGTCTTCCAATCAACGATCTCTACGGCGGGCGGCGCAAGTGTATCAGCACACACATCGGTCTTAACACGCAGCCATGCCTGTGGCGAGAACCATGCGACTGGATTGTACAGCTTATCAAATGCCCACTCCTGCTCTACGCGCGCCTTTGCTTTGCGCAGACGAGTGAGCAATGGTTTGAGTTTCGTCAACTCAGGCTCAAGTGCTCCAGGCGCCCGTCCAGGCGCGCTGATATACTGCTCGGCAGAACCGTGGACTCTGTTGCCTTTGACAAAGTGTGGATTCTCTGGTTCTACTACTCGAACCTTCTGTATCTTTTCAAGGCACACAGAATACGGGCATCCAAGATATTGCGTGTAAGTACTGTAGCTCCAGCTCTTGAGCTGTGCGTAGGTCTTTCTGATTCCTGATGTGATCGCCAACTATGTCTCCTTATTGATCTTGGTACGGTGTCCTCTAGCATAGACGTGGTAAAGCTGGCCGTCTTGCTGGTCGGTATAGTTAAACTCAATAGTTACTTGGTCTGCACTGTCGAAGCCAATTGATACAGCAGTGCCATTCTTCATAGCTCCATCAACATTACCAAAGCGGTATCTTGGTGGCTTGTCGGTCATCCAATTGCCTCCTGTATCTCCTTACTAAGATTCTTTACGCGCCACGGATGGCCGTAGCCGGACTGATTAAGCTTGTGTCGTTCATACTGCCTAGCCTTTGCCGCAATCATAGCTGGCGACCACGATTTGCCTGTCATAGCCTTGGAAAGCCACTTACGCTGTTCCTCAGTTCTTCTCTGGTCAGTTGTCTTAGCCGTGCGTTTCGCAATAGTCTCTGCCGATTGTTTTTTTACCAGTAGTTGCCCGGCGTATTAGTTCACGAGTTGCTTCTGTAACTACTTTGCCTCGATTTCCATCGCCAATCTTTTTACGGGCTTCCATAGAATGTGGCCCATTAGACTGACCTGTTCTAAAAGCACTTATCTTCGCCCGAGTTTCAGAGCTTCTCACAATACCAGTAAGTGATACCCTAATCTTTACACTGCGTTCAGCAAACTTTACCGAGATAGCTGATTTACGCACTATGTTAAATACAGTTGACCAATGCTTACCAATCTCTAAAGTCTCATGCGCTCCTGCCTCGGTGTAGTCAGTGTAAGCTTCAGAGTGCACCATAGTTAGTTGCATATGGTAACGCCGCTGAGCAGCCTTTCTGCGCGCTTCTGGGTTATCCCCACATCCCACATACACTATTTGATTATCAAGCATTGGTGCGCGTAACCAGTATACGTACAAAGGTTTCATCAATCTACCCACTTAACTAGTGCGCCCCAGTTAGGCCCAGTAGCTCCCTCTGACAGTAATGGCACATCGCATTGAACACTATTCAGCATACAGTCGTTCAGTACTGCCATCTCCTCTTTCTGCGCTTTTGCAGGGCAAGATGCGTCGACCTCATCATACACAGATGTTGTAAGTCTGCCACGCCGCTTAGGATGTGCATTGTACTTTACAAGTGTACGCTTCATAACGTCAGCTCCACTTGACTGTGCATAGTAATTTAGAGCGCGAAACTCATAGTGCATATCGCGCCCAAACTTTGCATTATATGTAGGCGGTTCACAGTAGTATATGCGGCCCCCGATTGTTCTAATAGGCTGACCCGCTTTAAAGAGAGCCTTCATAGCATCATCAAGTGCTTTCAGTGTTGGCAGTGCATCATTAATTGCACGTTGAATAATTTTAGCAACTGCCCGCTCATTATCAGCTAGCCTTAGCGCTATCATCAGGCCACTAACGCCCATGCCGTAAATCCTGCCAAATACTACAGTCTTTGCAGTGTCGCGATCAAAGCTATCTCGCAATCCTGCATTTATGAGTGCTCGCTCAATTTCCACTCGTGCTATCTCATGGATATCATGCTTTGGATTATCCAGAAAGGCCTGCATCATAGGCCCATCCTCAGCGTGTGCTACTAGTCTAATCTCCTGGCTAGAAAAGTCACGCTTAATCCAAGTCTGACCTTTATCTGGCAAACAGTAAGTGCGCATCTTAGGCAGTTCCATTGCCTTCAAAAAACTTGGGTGCGAATAGCCTGCTGATATATCCTTTGAGAACGACTTACTAACATTTAAGAAATTAGGTCTTGTGCAAATAATCCTGCCTGAGCGTGCTCCGTTAGTATCATCAGCTCCACCTTTGGGACTACGAACCTGCATCCATTGTGGATGCAGATAGTTATTACTGTCGGCCAGCTCTAGCCAAGCTTCGGCAAACATACTAACGCAAGTACTCATTTTACTGCGGTAAGACATTACTTGCCACACACGTTTGTCAATGAACTTATCAACAGTAAGTGACTTCTTACTGACAGATAACTGGCCTTTAGGCGTCCTTGATAATTCGCTAACTACGCCTTTACTTAGCAGAGCATCAGCTAGTTGACGGTCGCTATTGAAGTTTATATCGCCTAGCCGCTTGCGCAGCCAAACATCGGCCTTCTCAATACCAGCCTTCATAACTGGCAGATCACGCCCAAGGCCTTCAACATCCACTCGCATACCTATGCGCGCATTCTCTAGCAGCACAGGCATCAGTTGGCGCTCTACATCATATGCCTCAGACATACCTGCATCGATTACACGTGGATAAAGATAATTGAACAATGCCAGAGTGCGCGTCAGATCGCCTTTATGATAAGGCTTAACAATCTGGTAAGGACATTGACTAATGTATGCACCAGCTGTGCTCGGCTTTTTCTTTGCCTCTGATACATTTTCAATAATCCACGCGTACATAGAATCTTGTTCTTCAGGTGGTATACCTAACAGCAATTCACACAAAGGCTTTAAAGCTAAAGTAGGCGAGTGTGGATTGTTGAGGAACGCCAAATACATAGTCTCATCGTAGCGCTCCCAGGGCAATAGCGGAATTTCCCAGTGAGTCTCGGCGACATCCTGGTCAAATGAACCATTTTGGAAGAGCATACGATATCGGCTATCGCGTGCTTTCTTATACTCTCCCCGTGCCTCCTTCTCTGTGCAGTTATTGCCAGCAGCCTTCGAGCCATCTCCATGGCCCCAAGCCATTAGCCTGTACTCGCGCTGATCTGGCCACTTTAGTGCTAGGCTAACCGGTTTTGGCGGATACTTAGGCCGTGCCTCTATCCCATGTGTTTCAAAATCTGCAACAATAACTGGAGGTACTTTCGTCGCCATGCATTGCCCTCTTAAAATAAACTTAGGGCGTGCCTATTTCAAAGCACGCCCTGTAACTACTACCGCTTCACTGCAAACTTCGACGACTTTGCGACTGTCGTCTTCACACCCTTGATTGCGGGCTTAACAGCCTTTGCAGGCTTAGCAGGCCGCTCAGGCAGCGCTGTGTACGGCTGCTGCAGAACTTCCTGCACCTTATCGCCTGCCCGCTTCTCAAGTGCCTCAAGAGTATCGCCGTCGTCAATCAGTTCTACCATCCTGAACTCGAGACGAATCTGTGTCTTAGGATCGGGGTGTGAGCTGATCTCTGTCACTACGCCCCACGGTGGACGACCATGCTCATCAGCAACTGCGCGCACATATCCAGCCCAAGCCTTCAGGTTGGTAGGACTGATACGCGCAACAGCAAGCTCTACTGTACTAATAGCTGCTGCATCCTCACAGTCTTTTGATGTGAGCAGACCCAAAAGGCGCGTGTTAGCACAGGCTTTGCCTTTGCCAGTAGCTGCGCTACCAAACTGGTTCTGCTCACACTCTGCACAATTGCCGGCTTGCTTCTGTGGAGCATCTTCGTGCGGAGCCATATCCTCCGTTAGCACATTGAACGCATAGCACACAGGTGTCTCAGGTGCATCTGGGTCATACGCACCCTCGTACAGAGCATTAGCTGCGCATGATCCAATTACCACACACTCGAGCTTTCCACCGGGCAAAGACCCGCCTGCCACTGTCATGACACCTGGTCCAAACTTTACGCGCTGACCGAATCCACCTACGCCCTTTTCCTGCTCCTTTGCTGCTTGTGCATGCTTTGCGAATCGCTCGCTCCATGGCACGATGGTGGTGGTAGTCGTCTTGCTTGCTGTTTTCTTAGCTACTGCCATTTGCTGTTTCTCCTTAGCGGTTTGTTCTACTAGTCAGTATTGTCGCACTTTATCAAATGTGCGGTGTATCGTTTTTCAGAGGCCCTAAAACTTTTTCGAGCTCATCGCGCACACGGCGTGGTAAGTCTGCCTTTCGCAATAGTACTACTGCATCCTGCAGCTGACGGATACGTGCCTGCTCAACAGTCTCACCACGGTCTACTTTCTCTGTATACCGAGCAGGCCAATTGGCAAACACACGCCTATTGAACGCAGCAGCTGCGCCTCGTAGTTCCTTGGGTACATACATCAATGGTATTACCTGTCCGGCCATCCCATAGTAAGCATGTCTTCGCAGATCGTCATCTACCATACAGGTTAATGCATTGTAAGTTAAATGGAGATCACGTGCAGCTACATTACGCACAGCTGCCATATAGGCGTAGTTATACTGTGCCAACCAACGTGCGGCCTGGTAGCACTTACGCTCCTCCTCTAGCTCTCCTAGCAGCTTAGACTTGTCGACTGCAAGCATAGAAATGACAAACAAAAGGCCTACTATCACGCCGAGACAACCTGCCACATAGTAGCCTATCACTTACCTCCTAACTTTGTGCAGCTGACTTTTTTTGCTTTAAATGCACTAACGCCAGGAATCTGTTTCTTTTGCTCCCAGCGTTCACTTACGGCCGCCTTGTTGACTGCACGATTGAGCAGCTCAAATGCGCTGTTCTTTTTGATATATGCATAGAACTTTGGCCAGTCGGACACAACAGGCACAGTACTGTCTGTAACCTGCACACGACTCAGATGCCCCTGCACACCACTTGACTCGCCCACTTTAAGTGTCTCAATAAAGTAGTCTTCAAGAGCTTTAATCGCAGGCACAAAGATATCCTCAAATGGATCATTAAGCAACTTAGGCAGCTTTGCCGCTGCGCGTAATGCGTACAAAGTATCTGACACGGCACCAATTGGAATCTTTGAAGGATCCAAGTTCTTCAAAGCCTTTTCTAGCCGTTTAACTGCAGGCGCTAGAGCCTTAGCAGCAGCCTGATACTCTGCAAGCATATCAACACTAGGCCCAGATTTAGTTGGAGGCACTGTCAGCCTCTCTGTAGTGAGCTGTCACGCATCCGTCTGTGGCCACTGTATTCTGTACTTGCTCCATGTCGATCTGCCGTGTGACTAGCATGCGATCATAAGTATCTAGCCAGCGTATAAGCCCCGCCACCAGCATCTGAGACCCATCAATCGACGTTGCGATTGTACCTACATCATCTATAGTGATGTGAATACTTGCCGCGATCTTAGGCATTGGATACCACCCTTCTCATTGCGTAAGCGCGCTGTGTCGCCTGTACTGACCTGCCCAGTACCTTGATGACCTTGCAAGCTGCAACGTCCACAGCTTCCATAGCTGACTGTGGCGTGAACCATGTGCCCTTGACTCGCTCTTCATCAACATACACGCGCCATTTTGCTTCGACAGTATATCGAACCGACAAGGACTTCGCTTGCCACACAGCTACGTACTCTGTAGCTCCGACCATCTTCCATCGAATGATCATAGTTCACCTCTTCTTAGTACAAGTAGCGCTCACACATCGTTCGTGGGCGCAATCTCTGCAGACTTTACACCCACAAACAAGGTGCCCACAACTGCGGCATACTACAGCAGTTTCTAAGACTTTTCTACACTTGCAGCACTTCTTGGTGGCCATTCTGTCACAACTCCAATGTGATTGTTAGGACTAATGCTCTCCCATATCTGGTGCTGCCTAGGTACAAAAGTCGGAAGATTACTAGTGAGACAAGCTTTTACAGTTTCGTTCAGGCTGCGAATTAGTGGCAGATCATCGCCATAAGGAACTTCCACTTCAATGCTGATACGCAGAACTTTCATAGACAGCCTTTCACGCCACACTTAGAATCATCACAGCCATACTTTCGGTGCTCAATATCAAGTTTCTTTAATCGCTTCACTTCTTGCATATCTAGATCAACTACTTTGCAACTCAGTACTAAAGCATCAATGTGCGCAGCATTAATATATAGTGCCTGTTGCTCAATTCCGAACTCGATAGCCTTTTCCAAAGTAGCTGATTCGTCAAAAGTATCTTCGCTTTCTGGAACCAGAACCTCGACCATAAACCTGCACATTCTCATGGCAGTAGCTCCTTCAAGTCTGCAGTATTAATTCGTGGTTTGTCAACTGTGCCACAGACTTGATACTTATAGCGGACTTTAATGCCCTTCCACTTCTTTTCATCGGCCCAACCAGCCCAAGCACGCAATGCAGCTCGACCAATTGTAGTATTGAACTCTACACCAGTCTTTACGTCACGCAGTGTAGCACTGCCTTTCAAACCGCCAGCATCTACTACACGCCCTGACTTCTTAGTGCTACGCTTGCCTGTAGCAGTACGCTCTTCATTAATATTGTGCTCTAATGGATGCACAGCAGTCAGTGTAGCAAACTCGTATTCAAACCGCTTCATGCGTATTAAGTTAAACTCTCTGAGCGTAGACCGATTCACTTTACCGGTCTTCTGTGGGTAAGGCCCTTGGTCTGCACGACGTAGCATTGTCCCTTCATAGCACTCGGCTAAACGAGCTGTCTCGTACTCTTTCAGCTGCGCTATGTTATCGACAAGTGTCTGCTCAACAATGCGCACACCTGCTTTCATAGCCTTTTTGCTACTATAGCCGTCTAGCAGGTCTTCGTATCGCTGTCGGAAGTCTACACTACGATATGCCGCCCGGTCAAATACATTCAAAAAAATATTGCTTGCATCAGCCTTTGCGTTATTCACAATATGACTAGTGCGATTAAACACATCTACACCATTTGCTGGACCATCAGTCAACTCAATATCTAGGCCTTCAAAGTGAATTGTCCGTACACGAGCTTGCAACTGCGCATTGCGTAGCGCAAGGCCGCCACGACTCATCAAAGTGTTGTTCTGCCCCATGGCACGAAACCCGTCGATCTTGGGGCTTGCGTAAACTGGAAACGGTACTAAGGAATAGTCAAAGTCTCCGTCTTTCATGGGCAAGCTAGCCGCCAACAAAGGAAGCCAAAGTAAACTCACTCCTTCACCTCCACCACACGATACGTTTCTAATGGCCAGTCTGACTTTGCCATCTCAAGAGACTTATACGCCGTATCTAGCCACATCTTGTCGTCAGAGTCTACTAGTGCTGGCACATTTGTGCTCACCAAAAGCTGCACGATAATCTGTGGCATCAGCACACCTCCACAATTGCCATGTCGCATACTATAACGTCAGCGTGCCAAGGCTTGACGATCTCACGCGGCTTCATACGCCCATGCTTGCCGCGAATCTCTTCCACAGGCACGTGCGTACCGGGCCAAGGGCCTTCTACGCGCACTCGGCCAGTTACTGCCGGCATAGTCATAACGGGCGAGTAAGCAATGATGGGCATGCCTTGCTGGACGGCCAGGCGTAACTGCTTCTTAGACAGGCAATTCATGGATGTAAACACGTAAACTCTCCTTTGGAGCTACTTTTTATACTTCTTCCGCCACGCTTTTTC